CGTGGGTCCGCCCTGCACTCCAAGAGGTGGAAGAACGTGCCGTGCGACATCCGGAAGGATGTCGTCGACACGCTCTGCCGCCTGGCAGTGCGCGAGCCCGAGAACGGCTTTGCCTTCACTCGGCTCTCCAGGTCGCTGCCTGAACCTCCCGTACGGGAGTGTGTCAGACACCTTCAGAGCGCTAAGCTTATGGCAAGCACACCGTTTCCCACATCGGCTGCCGCCTTGGATTCCCTTCGGAGCTTCGTTGCCCTTACGCCAGGCGTAAGCGGTAACGGAGTCCTCCGTCATCCAAGGCGGCTTCCCTCCTCTAGCTCGTCCTGTCTCGAGTGGCCTGCCACTCGAGGCGGGATCGACGGCTACCTGGAACACCTCGGTCACACGTGTGAGGAGTCTGGGGCAACCCAGGCCTCCTTCCACGCTTACGCTGGGGACTCTCTCGGTGCCTTCTGCTTGCAGAAGGCATCGACGGTCCTGCGGCCGTGTGTCGGGGTGTCTGCAGACCTTAGGGAATCCTATCGCTGCGCGGGGTTGCTGTACCTCAGGTCTCAGGGGAAACCCTTTGGCATGAAGGCAACCGCGCTCAGATCTCCTGGCTACAAGGTTCGGGTGGTTGGTGTCCCCGACTGTCTTACCTTTGTAGAAGGGAGTTGGACTCGTTCGTCGCTGCGCTGGTTGGCTCCTGGCCACTGGCGTATTGACGGCGAGTCCCGTAGGATTCCTGGCGGTATGCACCAGAAGCGTGGGTTCCGTTTTGCCTCCTTGGACTTGTCCAAGGCGACAGACGGTCTCTCCCACGCCGCTGTCCGGGTAGTCGTCGAAGGGCTCGCAGCGCGTGGTTTGATCCGTCCTGCGGATCTCACCATGTCGCTGCGGTCCCTCGGGCTTGAGCGAGGAGCGACCTGGAGCTTCCCCGATCTTGGCGACAAGATTGGTGAAGGGTCGTTCCTCAGAGGGAGTCCGATGGGCACACCTCTCTCCTTCGTCGTCCTCTCTTGGGTGAACGCCTGGGCTACCAGCGCGTTCGAGCGTTCGCTCACCCACGGCGACGACGCGGTAGGTCTCTACCGTCCCGTGCCTCACCCTCGTGTGAGTGCACTTGACGTGTACGCCGACCGCGTAGCCTCCGTGGGCGCGTCGCTCAACAGGACCAAGACCTTCCTCGCAGAC